ATATAAATGATGTTCCTATCTACCCAGAATTTGAATGGGTGGAACCTTTAATATTCCAAGATAATTTAAACACCTGTAGACACCAACCAACTTGTTCTGTAGATCAATTATTTAATAGATACTAAAGGTGCATTCTATGTTAGCTTTATATACAGAAGTCCAATTAGGTGCAGCATACCAGATTTATGCAAGAGCGCATGCAGGGAATAAACTAGATGCCCTTCCCTTTGAAGAGTTTAGGAAGATGTTTGAGTTTCAATTTCTTGCTATGTCTGATCCTGATATGGTTTTCAGTGGAGAACCGGATGAGCTACATTAATTAAAGAGTAACTATCTTGTCTACTCTCATATTAAATTCATCAGTACCAAAGCCAACATAAATTTCAGCGCCTTTAAATTTAGATAAGTCCAGCCAATTAACTACTTTAATATGGTTGTCGTTATCCAACACATAATTTTCTTGTACAGGAACTAAGCCTGATTCTTCTACAGGTAGCCACAAGTCCGGCATGCCACTAACACTACCCTCTATACTAGGAACTGGTTGCTTGATATAGACATTACCTTCTGTATCTATCCCTCCCATCCAGACCTTAACAGTCTTACCTATGTCTTCTTTCTCTGGTACAATCCTAGCCTCAAGCACATATTTACTCTTAAAGTCTACCTTAGAACCAGTAGTCTCTGGCACTTCCATTCCTTTAAAACTTCTAGCTACCCAAGCTTCAAAGAAAGGCTCACTAACTATACCATAAGGTAATCCACAGTAGCCTCCATCACCCCAAGAAGTTCCCCAACTGTTCTGTACTAAGAATTTCCCTTCTTTATTATCGTATCCTACGATCAGCATATAGTGTCCACCAAGTCCTGTGTTATCTCTGTCAACTCCTTTATACTTATGTTCTTTCCAAGAACCTTTTAAGTCTATTAGAGAAGGGGTAATCATCATGGCAAACCCAACCGGCATTCCCTCGTGGAGTGCGGATTTAATAGTATTAACTTTTTTAACACTGTCTATAGTATTCCACTGAACTACGTTTTCATACCTATCTATTCTATTATTGAAAGCTTCTCTGTAGTCCTCTTCGGAGGGAGCAATGTTATCTTTAGATATATCATAAGGGTAGTATTCTTCTGTTGGCATTCCCTGCTTGTAAGCTACATGGTAGGCATCCCTAGTATAAAGCCCTGCTTCCCCTAAACGATCCTCATAAACCTTAGTAGCGTTATAAAGAAAAAGGCGACTTAAATCTATAGGCTTATCATTCCTATTAGCTATAAGCTCACAGGAACTGGCTACTCCATTTGCCACACAGCTTCCTATTGAACCTTGGTTTTCTATTTCGTAAACGTCTTCCCTCATATCTACAGAGCTAGGTAAATCTTCTGGTTTATAAGGAGAGCGATAGGGGATGTCCCTCTGATCTGGTATAGAGGGGATTGTGTTTGCTAAAACATATTTAATTTCTTCTGTCATATGTCCTCACTTTGTATGGCTTGAACTTCTTTCTCTAAATGTTTATGTAAAGGCTCTAGTTTCCTAAGCCCCTCTCTTATTATCTTTGCTATTGTTGCTACATCTTCCTCACTAAAAAGACTATCAACCTCATATATAGGGAGGTGTTTTAGTTCAGAAACTATACTGCCGTCCCTAGCTAAGAAAACTTTAAAAGATACTAGATTCCCTTCTTCACTACTCATATTATATACTCATAAAATTAATGTTTTCTACATTGCCTTTTAATCCTGCCTTCATATAGGAAGTGGCTTTGCCCTCAAAGAAATTCTGATGCTCAACACTTAGAACTTCATCTAACCAAGTCAGCGGGTTGTCTTTAACGCCAAAGTTAGGTTTAAGTCCAAGCTGTAGCAGTCTTCTGTCAGCTATATATCTAATGTATTGGTACATGTCTTTCTTTGAAAGCCCTTGAATGTCTCCCATCTGGAATACTAAATCTAGAAACTTTTCTTCTAGCTTTACCATATCCCTACACACCTGATATATTTCTTTTTTCAAATCGTCTGTCCAAAGATCTATGTTCTCTTGTATAAACTCTCTAAATAATTTTGTCATAGCTTCAACATGTAGAGACTCATCTCTAATACTATAGGTTACAATCTGACCCATGCCTTTCATCTTTCCAAAGCGAGGGAAGTTTAAAAGAATTGCAAAGCTGCTGAATAGTTGCAGTCCCTCAGTAAAGGCAGAATAGATTGCAAGATTCTTGGCAATAGATTCTTTTTTAGTTACCTGCATTGTTGTGTTAGATAGATAATCATGCTTATTAGACATGGCCTCATACTCAGCGAATGCTCTGTATTCTGTTTCTGGCATCCCAACCGTATCTAGAAGAAGAGAGTAGGCATGCTGATGGATTGATTCCATGTTAGCAAAAGAACACATCATCATTCTTGCTTCTGGTTTCTTAAACACTCGCATAAAATTATCAACATATCCAGAGGCCACATCTACATCAGACTGCGTGAACAATCTAAATATCTGTGTCAATAAATTCTTTTCAGAATCTTCCATGTCTTGCCAATCTTTAACATCGTTGTGAAGTGGTACGTCTTCAGGCAACCAATGCATTTGGTTTTGCTGGACGTAACAATCGAACATCCACGGGTCATCAAAAGGTTTATAATAACTCCTAGTTTTTAGAAGGCTCACCAACCATGCCCTCCTTTTTTAACTTTAAGTATATCTTCAAGTTTATCTTCTCCTTTATTATGTAATTTGTTATGTAAATACATAGCAGTCCAGCAACCTAAAATTGCTCCTATTGCTAACCTCCATATCACATCCCAACTTGCCCCAAGCTCAACTATATTTAGAATAATATATACTTCTGTAAAGGTCATTCCAAAACTAAAGAACGGTACAGAGATATAATTATTAAAAGCTACATTCCTTTGCTGAAAAGCTTTAACAAATACAGAAATAAAACTAGCTATTATCAGTGTCATCTATCTCATACTCCCAATACTCCAGTATTATTCCCCAAGGAATATACATAGGAGTATTTATATGTTTCTTATCGTCATTAAAATAGTCTGTGGCTAAAACAATTCCTTTATCATTCTCAGAAATTCTCCAACCAACAGTGGTTCTTGTAACAGGTTTTAACTTCTTGGCTTCAGGTATTGTAATATCTATTGTATCTACCCAAGCATCTTCCCATCTTATTTCAACGATAGTGTTTTTCTTTTTCATAAGAAATCCCATATTAATGGAAGCATTAGCGAGGCCATGAAGATATATAATATGTATGAAATAATTGTTATAGGATCAAATGTAACATAGAACACCGCCCCAAATAACCCCACTACCGCCAAGCCAACCTTAAATGGATTTGTATTTTTCATCCTTCGCAGCTTATACAGCCGTCCTCCTCTAGTTTTATTCTAGGTATCTTTGTGTTCACATTCTCTGCACCCCTAGCAGAATCAGAACGTAAATAATAAAGAGATTTTAACTGGTGCGCTCCTGCCCAGTGTACATCATTTACATATTGTAGAAAATCATCATGTGTCTCTTGCTCTGCCTCTATCGGGGGAGTCTTAAAAAATAAATTTATACTCTGGCTTTGACAAATATATTCCTGTCTATTTTTAGCATGTTCTATAATCCAAATTTGATTTAGCTCTGGAGCAGTTTTAAATATTTCCTTTACGCTATCCGGCAGCATATCCAAATGCTGTACTGAACCATCATGTGCTGCAATGTCTCTCCATATCTTCTCTCTCTTATTATTATTTGGATAAAGCTCAAACAATACATCCTCAAGATATTTGTTCTTAACTTTAAAGCTTCCTGTCAAGGTCTTGTGTGTAAACACATTAGCCCTGAAAGGTTCTACAGAAGGACTAGTTCCACCACAGATGATAGAACTGGAAGCATTAGGGGCTACTGCAAGTAAATGTGCATTCCTTCTACCACTCCCCTCCATATCAGGTGCTTCTCCACGCTCCTCTGCTAGTTTTCTAGTAGCAGCCAATGCTCTCTCCTTAATTAAAGAGAACGCTTTGTGATTGAAGGAAGCAGCATACATGCTTTCAAATGGTATATTATTCTCTTGTAAATAACTATGGAATCCCATAGCACCTAAACCTACAGACCTTTCTCTCATAGCAGAATAAGCAGCTTTAGAGTAGCCGCTTTTGTCTTTTACAGAGTCAATGAAATGCTCAAGAACATTATCTAGCATTGTTATTAGATCAGAAATAAAAGTATCTACAATAGACCACTCATTGAAGTGTTCTAGGTTGACACTTGAGAGACAGCACACGGCTGTTCTTTCCTCATTTGTAGGTAGGGTAATCTCAGAACAAAGATTACTTTGTCTTATCTCCAAGCCTAGTTTCTTTTGTTCTACTGGTAGTGCCTCATTACATACATCTAAATTAACAATGTATGGCTCTCCAGTTTCCATTCTTGCTTGAATGATTTGAAACCACAAGTCTCTAGCTGAAACTATTTTAACTGCCACGTTAGTCTTAGGATCTATCAGTCTCCAATCATCGTCCTCTTTAACGGCCTCTAAAAATTCATTTGTAATACTTACTGCATTGTGGATATTCAAACACTTCCTATTTAAATCCCCGCCTGTGGTTTTTCTCATGTTAATAAACTCTTCTATCTCTGGGTGAGATATATCTGAGTATGCGGCGTAGCTCCCCCGTCTTGTTATGCCCTGATTAAAGGCCAGCATCTGAGAATCAACTACATGCATGAAGGGGATAGAACCAGTAGACTTACTACCGTTAGCAGTATCCACACCATTGCTCCTAACATGGCTCCAACATCCACCGATGCCTCCACCTCCACTAGCGAGCCATATATTTTCATCATAGTGATCAGATAAACCAGTGCGGGAATCAGGAACAAAATTAAGAAAGCAGCTGATAGGTAGGCCACGGCTAGTTCCTCCGTTGCTAAGGATAGGAGTGCTATACATGAACCAGCGATTACTGACATATTCATAAAGTCTCTGTGCAAGAGCATAATCAGTATGTCCCTTATAAGTAGCACCAAATATACTGGCGCGAGCAAAAGCTTCTTGAGCATGAGTCTCATTCCCCCATAAATATCTGTCTGTTAGGGTTGATAAAGCGAAAGAATCTAAAACTTTTTCCTTATCATAATTTATCTTTATACCAAGATAATCTTGCTCCCCTATTTTATTGTCGGTCATAGTCCCGATCCTTTGTCCTTCTCTTTTTGTGCTTAGGTTGTTGTTTTCTGTTCTGATCTTTTTTGTTTTTCTTATGGTACTTTTCAATCCTTTCAGCCTTCCTGTCCCACATTGTTCTATTCCTCTGGCTTCATTAAGCTGTCTATTAGTTTATCGAGATACCATCTTGCCTTTCTTAAATCTTTTATATTATCCTTGTATCTAAATCTCCATACATACTTTAATACATTAGCACGAACATAACCCTCGAACTCTTCCTTGGTTGAGGCTGCTTTAATAGCATCAATACATTCTATGTTACCATTGTTATAGTGGAATGGACTATCAACATCATCTCCATATGTTTTATCTTCTCTTAATTTTCTAGTGACTTCATCCCACTCTTGCGGTGTAGCATCATCAATACTCATAGTGTCTCCTGTTCCACCCACGTATTAGGTAATGTATCTTCACTGTACCAAGTGAATCCGTTTGCTTCTGCCCACTCAGCATGGCTTCTTTTAGTACCGTCCTTTCTCTTCTTAGCTTGTGGCATAGGAGCATACGGATCAGCAAA